AGCTGGTCCCAGCTGTTAATCAGGTCAGGAATGCCGATCGGAACCACTACGCCATTGATTGTCCCATTGGCGGAGACGTCTGCTGCCCACCAATACATGCGCTTCCATTCCGAAGGGGAATTAAAGTCATAAATCCTGGTGCGAAGAACACACTCAAAAGTTTCAGTTCCGCCACCTTCAACGACCAATGATCCGTCGAGCTCATACCACTGGGAGATCGGGTAGTCCTGCAGGTACCATATTTTAGTGGCAGACTGTCCGGAAATGCCCAGGCCGATTGGGTAGCGACGCTGGTAACCACGGGCCTTGGGTGCTTCAAGCACATAGCTCATGTTTGTAGTTGTGCTCCACTGTGACCACGAACCAGTCATTAGGTTTAGTGAATATAGGTTTCCAGAGGTAAACACAAGGGCCCTGTCACCAATAATCGAAACAGCTTCACTAAACAGCGCGGTTGAGTTGTCAAAGCTTTCGTTTACTTCAAAGCGAACCTTTTGTGCGTTAATAGGAGCATAGATGTTGTTCTGGAACTTATAGAGAGTCCTGTTGTGCAACACAACAAAACCGTTCTGATATCCAGCAACGCTTCGCTTGTTTAGGGCTCCAATGTTGTGCTGGACCAAGGAAACAGTACCTTCTTCAGGAAGGTCGCTGTACACAAAGTTATAGGTTGCATTTCTTTTGAAGATGATCAAACCGTTGTAGTCGGCAATAAGTTCGGTAATAGGCTGACCGTCACCACGCTTAACGTAAACAAACGAGTCAACATTCCACTCGTAAACACCAGCAGGCTGATCCAGAGAGATTACATCGCTCCAGTAAATAGCAGTCTCGCCAGCCCCACCGTGAAGCCCGCTGCCGAACATGCGCTCCCTGAATAGAACGAGAGTAAACAGCGCTGGCATTGTGTCAATTGTTGTTAGGCCAGCTGCAGTATCCCACCTGGCACCACCAGTTGTAGCCTTTGACATCACAATCTGGTTAGCATACTGAACCATTGCGGTTGCCTTTGAGGCCCAGATCTCAGTCCAAGTTCCAAATCCATATTGCTCAACTTCGATAACCCATGTCTTAGCTGAAGTCGACGCTACTAGGAATACGTCGCCATTTTCAGGCGTGTAGTAACCAAGGATATCAATGTGCTCTGTGCTTGATGCGCCTAGAGGATGTCCCAGTCCACGGTCAACAATAGGAGGCCTAGAGGTCAAAGCACCGTTAGGAGTAAACTCCATGTTGAGAAGGTAAGGTACTTCATTCTCTGAGATCGACGACGGGTCCCAGTAGTTGTTTAGACCACCAGAAAAGTCGTTAAGCTGAATTGATCTTTGTTGGGTAATCTCAGACATAGTAATCTTCCGGGTCAGCTAGAACCTGTGGGTACGAGGCAATCTGCACGATGTTCTCACGCAAGCTCTGTCGGTCCAGCCCTTCCCGGAATTGAGAACGCTTGAGTTCTGCTCCCGTGTAGTTTTCGTCAAGCTCTAGAGCCTGGGTCATAACGTAGTTGACTAGCTCGTTTAGGTAACGGTCAGGAACGCTGAGAATTTCCGAGGTGCTAATAAGAACTTTCTTAGTAGGCTGCTCGACGTACTCTAGCTTTAGTCCGTTTGTAAACGAGGTGTCTGGTGCTGGATAAAAGGTAAGTGTGCCAGCTCGCTCGTACCAAACATCTGGGTACTTTCCGTTGGCTGCCCTTGTTGGGTCATCGGCTAGGATGAACTCTCTAAATCCCTGAGGTGTCATCGCCTGCACTGGGCGTCCGTCTACATAAACAGCTTCAATGTACTGTACGGCGTCAGTTGGGAAAGTGTATTCCGACTGACCAGCCACGATGTCTGTGTACTTTGTCTTCTTAAGAATGGGGTTGTTGTTTACAATTTCCTGCTGACCGTCATTGATCCAGCGAAGTACCATCTGGTCAGTAATCTGAGCACCTGAAGTGTCACCAAACAGCGAGCGCACGCGCTCGTAAACATCGAACGTTGTGTATGTGAAGGATTCGGCTGGCATTACTTCCTTAGTGTATGTCCGTCATGCTTATAGGTGTTCTTATTCGACTTCATAATTGACTTCATGACGTCGCGCCTCTCCTCCATCCATTCTACCTCAGCTTTGGCTTTTATGGCAGCCTCCGCCATACCCAAGAGTTCGAGTCGGTTTACTGTGGAGTTTGGATCGTGAGTGTTGTTTTCAAGCAATTCAGCCAGTAGGCGAGCGTCGATCTCGCTTTCCCGTACCGTCCGAATGACGTATGACGGGAGATCTCGGCCAATAAGTTTTGGTTCGTCTACAAGAGCAAATGGCCTCTGTGGGTCAAAGCTAGGGTGAAGCGCATCAAGTCGCATCAAGCGAACGCTAGGGAACACGTCGCTGATAGTTTCGGCAATACGGCGATGTACTGGACTGTATAGTCCATCAATTTTATCAAATTCAATCATGTATATATCCTAACGAAAAAACCCGGTGACACAGGCGAGACGATACCTGCGCCACCGGGCGTTTATTTCGCTATTTAGAGCTCAGCGATGTTGGACATTACCGCGTGTGCGTTTCTGCGGTAGGTTCCTAGCTGGCTGTACTGGTAGTAGCGAGCTTCGTAGGCGTCAGTGTCTGCAACGCGTGACCACATTGAGCCATCGCGGTCCATCCATGACCAGTCCTTCTTGCGGTTAACCACAAGCTCCTTGCTCGATAGAGCGTAGAGAGTACCAGTTGGTGCAGCGTAGTCAGATACGAACTTGATTGGCTTACCCAATGCGTCGAAGCTGAATGCACGCTGTCCACCGGTTAGGGTAGCACCGTTGGTGAACTGACGCATGCCCTGTAGTAGGTTCCAGTATGCGTTAAACACACCTGGGCTTGCTAGCATGACGTCAACGTCGCCACCCTGCTTGTCAACGCTCTGAACGAGGTTGATTAGGTCAAGCTCGGTTAGGGTGCCTGGAGATCCTGCAGATCCAAGAGTTCTCTCCGTTGCTGACCACACTGGGTGCTCTGCTGGGTCGATCTCGTGGAGTACGCCGGTCGAGCTGACGATAGCTGACAATCCAGTCCACTCCTTGCCGAAGGAGTTAACTCCGTTGGAAGAACGAACGATGATGTCGTCAGCGTTGATGTCAGAGGTAAAGGTACCTAGAGTTCCGGTAACAGTGATGACGTTGGTTGTTTCGTTGATCGCAGTGATCTCGATCGAAGAAGCGTCGCCTGACTGCTGCTTAACACCAGTTGATGGGTCAGCAATGTCAATGGTCATACCAACCTGTAGCCAGTGAGTTGAGTCAACCTCAAGGGTTGTAGCAGATGGCTGGTCAACGATAACTGCAAGTGATCCAGTTCCGTCGCCGTACACCTGACGGTTTAGGTCGACAGCAAGGTCACGCTTTAGGCCAGTGATTTCCATGTCAACAACGTTGATGAAAGCCTGGTAGTCTTCAGCTGCCTGCTCGAATAGCTGACCGTCTACCTCAATTGAACCGTATAGGTTGGTTAGGTAAAGGTGAGCCTGCTTGTACTTCTGTGCTCCGGCTGTTGGTAGCTTCTCACGAACGCCACGTGCACCAATACCTTGGTTACGTCCGATGTGAGTGTCAAAGATTACCTCTTTGCCGTTACGGGTGATGTTGGAAGATGATGCCTCAATAAGCTGAAGCGCAGGGTTCTTGTCGCGCAACTGCTCGTGTAGGTCACCATAAACCAGCTTGATAGCCTCTGACGCAAAAGTCAGAATGGACTGTCCTGCCATGGATATGCTCCTAGTTTGTTTTAAATGGATGTGTTTTTACACGAAAATGTCAAACGCCCTGACCTCAGAGAGGCTGTACTAGACAGTATTCATTGTAGCATGTAAAAAAAGAAAAGCCCGATCTCAAACTATAAGAGATCGGGCTTTTTCTTTTAAGTTACTTGGCCATTTGGTCCTTGAACATCTGAGCAAGCATCTCTTTTTTGGCCTTAGCGTCCGTGGGGATCTCTACAGCCTCAAAGGGCACGCCGTTGCCACCGCTTGCTCCAAGAACTTTTGGGGCTCCTGGCTCTGACGGCTGAGCACCCTTCTTCTTAAAGCCAGTACCAGTAAGGTCGACTAGCTTCTTAGCAGCCTCAAAAACGCCGAGGTCCTGACCCCGTGCGCTAGCTACGTCCATCAGCTCCAAGATAGCTTGCTCCTGGGCCGGGGTTACATTGTAGCTATTGCGAAGGCTGTCAAACTCAGAGTTAAGCTTCTGAAGTTCAACCTCAGTCGCCTTATCTAGATCAGCCTTGCTCATTTGCTCACGGATTTCCTTGAGCTCAGCATCACGCTTTTCTAGTTCCTTTTTCATAGCAGGAGTCAAAGCTTCTTCTTCATAGATGTCGCTTTCGGCGTCATCCATGATCTCCTGAGCTGCCTGCTTTGCTTCTTCAGCAATAAGGCCTTGCTCCATAAGAGCCTTGGTTAGGTTGGTGTGTACCGTGACTGGGTCAGCAGCAATTGCCTGGGCAAGCTGCATGCTTTGAGTAATGTAGCTTGGGTCTACGCCATCCTCAACAAACTGCTTGTAAGGGCTGAACTTCTCTAGCTGCTGCTGGAAGTTCCTGTCCTGCTCCTGCAAGTGAGGCTTTACCTTTTCGTGCCAGGCCTCTGGGAGCTCGCTAAGCAGCTTGTCATAAGCTGGGTGTACTTTGGTTTCTTCTGGCTCAGGCGCAGCTGCTTCTGGAGCTTCGGAAATATCTGTTACTTCCGTAGTATCCAAATTATCTGGCGCTTCGAGGCCGTCAAGGTTTTCTTCAGACATCGTCTCTTCCTTATCCTAGTTGTTCTGCAGTCATTCCTGATTGCTCGGGTGTATCTTGTGGTGCACCTGAACCCTGTGGCTGTTCGCCACCTGGCATTGCTCCCATCATCATAGCCTGCATTTGCTGAGCCTGTAGGGCCTGCTGGTGCAAAGCAATATGCTTCTGGAATTCTTCCTTGACCGGATCTGGCAAAAGCTCGAATGTCTGGCTCTTGCGGAAACGGTTGTGAACTTCGACGTGTACAGCGTGGTTGTCCCACTCGTGTACTGGAATCATAGGAGGCTGAGGCGCTGGGACCATTTCGCCAGTATTTGGATCCTGAGCCATTGTCTCTGGATCGCCCTGCTGCTGACGCATCTGCCAGTCCATTGTTGCCTGCTGAATGTCTTCCTCTGGAAGCTTCTTCATGCTTAGGTTTTCTCGCTGAGCAGCGTTCTCGTCGATCTTGATTAGGTTGTAGTACTGCTTCAACATACCCATCTCTAGAACACGTAGGCCATCGTTTGGAGAGATAAAGCCCATCTTCATCCATTCGGTGATTAGCGACTGGCGAGCTGCCTTGCTTGTTGGCAAAGCTGAGCCTGACTCGATGCGGATGTCAGTACCAGATGCAATGTCTGCACCTGAAAGCATCATGGCGTCGAATGACCCGTCTGACCCGACGGTCTTAATTAGGCGCTGAGTGTCTACGTACTGAACAAACAGGCTTAGCGACTGACGGGCTACCTTCTCTAGCGCAGCTTCAATTGAGTTGAAGATGGTAGTTAGGTAAGCATCGTCACGCTCTCCCAAGTAAGCAAGTGCTGTAGCAGCAGTAACGCCACCTGAGGCATCGCCCTTTGAGATCTGGTGCTGACCTGAGATGTCCTCGAAGTCAGTAGCAAGCTGCTGCACTTCCTGCAACACGTAGTTAGGTAGCGGTGTCATTGGCACAGGGGTTGGGTACTGGAAGCCAGGGCGAACTGGAATCCAGATACCGGCCTTAGCTGTAATCTTGCGAGGGTCGACTGAGCCGTCCTGGTACATCATCTGAGGCTTAGCCATCAAGTTCTTAGCGTGGATGATCTGTGAGCGCACTCGGTTGTACTCACGCTGCAGTGGAATTAGGCTCTTAATGACCGAACGACGGTAGAACTTTCCATTTTGGATTCCAGTCAGGTGAGCAAATGGGTATTCTCCGTGAGTGTAAGGAATGCCTGAGTCTGAGAACTGTACGATCTCATCGTCAACAATAGTCACAAGGCCACCCTTTGGAAGGTACTTGCAGCCACCTGGCTTTACCCACATCTCTAGAACTAGGACGCTGTCTGGGCGAGCGCTGTCTACGCCACGAAGATCCATAAGTGCTGCATCTTCGATGTCAGACATTGTCACCTTGGTAGGAGAGAAGTCCTTTGGTAGCACGTCAGCAAAAGTCTGCTTAACCCAAGTCTCGCTCTTGGTGTACACGTTAAAGATGTATGGCTGATCTTCTAGCTTCTCTTGAGCTAGGTCAGATACAAACAAGTGGAAAGGTGAAACAACTTCAAACTTGACGTCACCCTGAGCGATTGACTCCTGGGTCACAACCTTTTCGCCGGACAATGGGTCAATGTCAGTGACAGGCTCTTTGATTGTGATGGAAGGATCCCACAAGGTCTTGATAAATGCGTTGCCGGTGATTGCTCTCCAGAACTCTGCTGGCTGCAGCACGTCTGTCTGGAAGCGGTTCTTGTCGTAGGTTGACTGCCAAACCTGCTCAGCAGCCGTAGCTGCAAGTAGGTCATCTTCGTCATTAGATGCAGGGACTACAGAAGCGGAAGGCTGTCCGGAAGTGGTCTTTGCGATCTCCGTGCGAATGATTGGCTCAATGCGGTTAACTGTGATTCTTGGTAGGCCGGCTGGGTTTGGCTCTTCAGCTAGGCTCTGCTTGTTGTTGACCGAGCGCCAGTCGTGGTACTGGTAACCGTTGTAGAAAGCTAGGTTAATGTACCAGTCGTTCTCTTCAAGCTTGCGATTAGTCTTGCACTTGGAGTACTCTGCCTTTGCCCAAGCTACAAGCTTCTTGGCCTCTTCACGCTTTTTGTACTTGTTCAAGAAGTCAGCGTCGACTAGGTTGCCCTGATCTTCAGGAGCTGGAACCTTGTCGTACAAGCCCAGATCTACTTCCTGGGGCAATGCGTTGTCTTCAGCCATTAATCTTCTAAGCCTTCCTCAGCAGTCTTCCATAGCTTTGCCATGCGCTCTTCAGCGTTCAGAAGTTGCTGATATTCTTCACCGGTTACGTAAGGTCCAGTATACACCCCAGGCTCCATAGGTTCGGGTGTTGCTGCCTGAACCATTTGATATGCCATTGGGTCTTTTGTGGCTAAAAGATTAAGAGC